CTGGTAGTGCTTCTGCTACCAGACCCTATGAAGATTACTACTATGATCCTGTCTACGATATGAGAGACATGGATGAGGACGGAGCACCTGACAATCCTGGGTCTGTTCTCTACACTGTTCCTGTAAGAACAGGACAAAAAGATAACTACAACCTAGGCGTTGGTTTCTCTATGACATGGAGCAAACCATTAGACCAGAAACTACAGGACCAATGTAAAGAAGCAGCTGCTGCTAACATCGCTTTGATGCAACAGACAACTGCTAACAAGAGATTGGATTTTGAGATCGCTAGACTGAAAAATTGTGGTGAATTGATGAAGCAAGGTATTCAATTCCACCCTCGCTCACCTTATTATAAAGTGTGTGCTGATGTGGTTGTGAATAATCCTCCAGGACACCAGCATCCACACGTTCATGCTATCCCTTCGGTTTCAAGACAGAACGCAAAGCCCGAATTGCCTGTGTCCTCTCTCGCTGAAGATCTTGGCGGTCCCTTACAGACAAAACAGGAACAGACTTCCCCCTGATAGCAGCAATCTTTTTCATAACTTTCTTGACCGTTGGTTTGATAACCTTTAGTAGGATATCTGCCAGCGGTTTTGCCATAAGTGCTGATGCTGTTGCTACTACAGCAATACTTGAGGTAGTTACAACTGTCCCAGCAGCAGGAAGACCAGCAATCACTTGCTCTGGTAGAGGCACAGGTTCTGTAATCTGAATACACTGATTGCCAACTAACTGATAGTCAGTTACCTTCTTTCGGAAACCTTCAATGTATGTGCCGACAGGTTCCTTTGCCTGCTGTGCTGGTGTAGGACAATCCACCTTGGCAGTAGCAGCGGGAGTTTTAGGTATCGGTAGATCAGGTGCTTCGGGAGCTTTAGGTTGCCTTGTATCTACTCCCGAAGGTCTTGTAGGAACTATCTGGTTAGGTTCAAAATTAATAGGATTATAACTGGGAACGCCAGCGTCGCAATACGTAACCAGTCCTCTGTCGTCATCACTTCCGACAGTTTTAGATTTGTTCTTCGCTTCGTGGGCTTCAACACAACCAGGCACATCAACGATAGGCACACCAATATTTACCACTACAGGTGGTGCTAGTGGAGTTGATGTGTAGTTTTGTGTGTCTGTAACTACCCGTGGAATGTCAATCTCCCCGATATTAATATTGGGAGAAGTAATGTTAGGGATTTCAGGCATCAGTCATCCTTAAAGAAATTGAAAAATGCAGTAAGTGCAGAATGGAATGCGATATACAGGAAGAATTCTTCCTTCGCATCATTTCTTTTCTTGTTTCTCTTTACAGTAGTAGTCATCAGCAATCATTAAATGTACTTCCAATTTCGGATCCAATTTCGGATCCTGCTTTCTGTCCTAGGAGCAGTGCCCATCCACCCGCTAACCAACCCACGTAGGGGATGCTAGTGACTGCTGGGACAATCAGACCAGCACTAATTGCGGTCCCTGCCATCGCACCTTGTGACCGTGCTCCAGCGTCCGCCCGAATGCACTCTTCGCTTTTTGCAAGGTTCTTTCCCTCGGCGTCAACGCCACCTCCTAAGTTTCTAACTCCATCCATAGTGAATTCGTCTGTACGATATTCTCTACGCCTCTCAGTGGTAGGTCCAAACCATCCATTCTTATTTTTATCTAGCTGCAAAGATCTTTCTGAGCGAAGAATAGCAGGATCGTTTGCACGATACTCAACCTCATATCCATCCTTTCCTGCCTTAATTCTGTAAGAAGAATAGTCTCCTCTAGGAATATTAATGACAGGAACTTGTGCAGGTTGCTGACCCCTCAACACATATCCCAGAAGACCGATATGTGATAAGGCAAACAAAGCACCCAGACCGATACCAACTACCTTGAGTGGAGAAGTTTTTTTCTTTTCGCCTATGCGAACAACTTCACCACCCTCACCACCTGTTTTGATTCCCATGGTCCTATGGCATTGGGATCGCAGGACCAGTTGTTCCGCCAGTTGGCAGTTGAGGTCCAGTTACCTCAGGCATCTTTGGCATGGCAGCATCTAGCATACCAGGAAGTGCTTGGGTGATTGCTTCGGTAGCAGCTTTAGTAACACCTGCCTTAGCATTTTCAATCATTGCATCTTTGTTTAGAAGCAGGTAAGCACCACCGCCGATCAAACCAAGAGAGGTAAGACCAGACAGCAGTGCTACAATATTAATAATCTTTTGCATCTTTCTTTGGCTCCACAGCGGAAACAACTTCAGGTTCTTTTTTCGCTACTGCTTTGCCATTTCCATTGCCACCACCTGCTTTAGCAGGAGACAATCCGAAAGCAGCTAGCGATCCAGAGAAGACGGATGCGATGAACGTGGGATCAAAATCAAGAATCTTTTGACCGTTTGGAAGTCTGACGTAGCTAAACGTTAGGAGAGATGCGGACCAAATAAGTACAACAACTTTCACCAGATTACCAAGAACTTCACTCTTATCTTCACCATGGTCCTTCTCTTCTACATTTGCTTTGGATTTATTACCAAGCATGAGTATAGGAGTAAGGCAATACTATTTATGGTCGGAAGTATGTATTAGTTCTTGGGAAGATTTGACGGTCTCCTTGATCCCATGGTTTGGTTCTTCTGTTTCCTTTGAGAACTTCTTTATACCAACCAGCAATGTAACCAGTTGACTCTCTGGGGTTATCAGCAAAGATTTCTAGATTAGGACTTCCTTTTTGGCAGGTATTATCTGCATGATTTCCTGCTATCCCAAGAACTCCCTGAGTAGCATTGACAATCACTTGTCCGACCATTGCAGAGTGAAGAGAACACTGATAATAATATGTTCCCGCAGATCCCTGAGGAGCAGTCCACTCAATTTGACCATTAGCCATTGCTCCCTGACCTGTAGCACCACTGACTTGATTGCCAGTGCCAGTTCCAGCAGCAGTCTTAAGATATAATGGGTGATTATAATATGTTCCCTTAGGGTGTACAACAATATTTCCAGTCATGTTGCCATGATTAGAACAAACGTATTTGTATGTGCCAACAGGAGGACAGTTTGCAGCATCCCACCCAATAGCTTCAAAAGCATTTGTAGATCCTTGACCATATACATTAGGAACATCAACATTACTTAATGTCTGAATACGAATTGGGTGGTTTGATAGAGTTACCTGAAACTCCATAGTAAGTGCATCACCTTCTTCAAGATTGATGGTTGGGTCCTGAAGTTGTTGATTATTAGTTACCCAATCAGTAACCGTCATGATGTAACTAGCACTTGCAGTTTCTCCATCAATTGTAATGTAATGAGATCCAACTGGTTGCCTAATCCAAAGTGTGTCGCCTTCTCTTATAGTAATGGTCGCATTAGCAGCATCAATGTGTGTAGTAACACGATCAGATCCAGTGATAGTGTATGCAGAAGTCCCAGAAGCATTCAAATCAATGGCATAAAGATCAGCACCAACAGGACTAACATCAAACGTCATATCACCACGCAGTCCATAGTTATCAAGGACAGCAATTGCATCTGACTGTGTGAATCTAGATTTCCCACTAGCAGCAAGTGCAATCAATCCACAAACTTGTGGAGCTGCCATGCTAGTTCCACTGATTGATGCGAAGAAGTTACCAGTTCCTTGACTATATTTTGGATCAGGAACACCAGTATTGTTAAAACAAGAATGGATGTAAAGACCAGGAGCAAATACATCAACACCAGGACCATAGTTTGTGAAAGATGTTCGGGTATTATTGTTGGTTGATAGTGCTCCAACATTAATTGCACCACGAGTACCAGATGGACTACCACCCCTATTCATGTAAATCCAACCACCAAGTCCCTGAATGAACATTCTATTATTCCACTCGGTATCTCCTTCTTCTGCAATGTAATAATTTTCATTACCTGCAGCAGTAACCACAACCACACCATCTTCAATGGCATCTTCAATATCAGCATTTAATGCAGCATAGTGTGCAGGTATTGTTCCAACTGATTCACGAACGCCAAAGTCTGCTTCAATACCATCCCAAGTCCACCCAGATGGATTTGGATTTGCAGCACTATACTGAACTCCATTCCACTCAATCCAATTAACGTCACCCAAGGGTATATTAGTTCCAGCATCATACCCAAACTGTGTCAGATCATATCCAAATCCCCAACTATGATTCGTGATCGTTGGATTTCTCTTTCCAGTCTCTGGATTGATTGGTTTGTATCTATGGAATGCTCTAAGATAATCAAATAATAATAGAGTATCTACAGCAGAGTTGCCATAAGCATTAATCCCATAGATGCTTGCTTCCCTAGCCCACCCATACCACTGACCTGCCACGGTTCCAGCACAGTGAGTTCCATGATAATCTGCACCACCAGTGGCATCTAGATATGGATAACTTCCAGTTGGTAACGTAATAGCATCATCGTCTATATTGCCAACGTAAGTATTGAGTTCATTGAACCATTCATACTGCACAAATCTAGTCAGTCCCGTTGTAGGACTGTAATATTCTTCTGCATCTCTAGCAATAAAATCATCACAAATTACAACGTCAACATGTTTACCATCATTGTAAACATTGACTCCAGTAGTATCATTCACCAAACCAGTATTCCAGGTTCCCTTCGCTCTCTGTGCAGTGGTTCCTGCAGAATGTAGATGTCCCCACTGCCTATAGTTTGCTGCTATACCACTATTGGTTCCACTTTTATCAAAATCACCCGAGACATTATATTCAGTATTGTTTACGAAAGACCTTGGACCAGCAGTGATACCGAGATCGGCAGGAGTTAATTCAACTGCCAAAACTCTAGGATCTTGACGAACAGTATCTGCTTGTTCATCATCCATCCAATAGTGAGTGTTCCTACTGATGGGACGCTTCAACTGAAGGCGATACCCAGCATCACTCATGTCAGTATAAAATTCTTCTAAGTCTTCGCGTCTACGAAGAGTAACGACGTAAACTTTTTCTGACATATCAAGCCTCTAATGCTACGAAATGAAGGGTTACTGTAATTGCTTGTGCAGATCCACTCTTATTAACAACCTTCAAGTATGCATCTGTAGTTGGTGTTGCTTCATCATTCCATCCAAGAGTTCCAGGTGTAATGTTTTGAGTTGCACCGTCGCTAGTGATTACCTCAGCAATAACACCAGCACCAGGAAGTGGATCGGTAGTTTCATTTCTAGATGCGTCTGCAGTTCTAGCAGCATCACTGACATATAGTGTTACCCATGCTGCAGCAGATGTTTGAATCTTCTGAAGGGCATATGTCTTTGCCGCAACAATTTGAATGTTTGCAGAAGCACCATCAGCAATTGATCCTGTGGCAGCGTTAGCAGTTGTTCTTGCCTGAAGACCAGATCCACCACCACCAGTAATAGTAATAGTCTTAGTTGCACCAGTTCCAGAAGCGGTTACACCAGCACCAACAAAGTTTAGTGTGGTTGCATCTGTTGCTAACGAAACACCCTCTTCTTGAATTGTGAGAGCTCCACCAGCAGCGTTGATTGTAATCGTGTCACTGCTTGCATTCGTTGCGAGAGTGACGTTAGTTCCAGCAGCAAATGTTAGTGTATCATTATTACTATCAGCAGTCACACTGTTTTGTCCACTAATTGCAATAGTGGAAAAACAATTTACACTCGCACCAGTTTGTGCAGCAAGTGTTCCATCACCCGAGATTGTCAGGTTGCTTCCGACCTTAACACCACCCAATACAGTTGATGATGCTGTTGGCAAAGTGTAGGTTCCAGTTACACCCTGAGCGTTCCAGGTTGTACCATCCCATGCCCAAGTAATACCAGACGCTGTATGAGTGAACGATCCATCTGTTGGTTGACTAGTTGTTGATGGAAAATTAATTGCCATTGTTGATATGCTCCTTCCGTGCTATTTATTTTCAGTTGACTTCGGTGAGATTAAACTTATATCTCTTACCCGTTACATTATTCAGAAGGAACAAGTCCTCGGCACCCTCTTGGAACGTCCAAGATCCAGTGGTTCCATCAACATCATTACCACCACGATGTGTATTATCTAAGTGGAGGTCTCCAGTCTTCAAATCTTTAACAACAATCGCTGGTCCCTCTGCTTTAATAGTTGCCTCATCACCCATGTAAATTGTATTGTTGTCAACATACAGGTCACGAATTTTATATTCAGCAGATCCAATGTCATATGCATTGTTAGCATTGGGAAGAATGTTTCCACCCTGTGTCATTCTCCAACGCTTAGCATTACCACCCCAGAATTCTAGGGCATCTTCACCAGCACCAGCAGTTGTCTCTACGACAAGTCTATTTGTACCATTAGTAATACCAGTTGGTGCTAGTGGTGGTGATGCATCAACCCACTGTGTGCTATCACCATCGGCATAAAATACCTTCAATCTACCTTCATTAGACTTCCACCAAAGGTCTCCATCTGTTGGAGATGTTGGAGGAGTATCAGATGTAGTAACTGTAGCACCACCGCCCGTATTTGTAACGTCGGAATAGATTCTAAATCCGTTAGTTCCAATACTGTCAATAACAATACCAGCACCAGCAGTAATAGCAATGTCATCCTGAACACCATTGCTATCTGTAAGTCTTAGTGTTACTCCACTAGCATTAGCAACTGCTGCTTGAGAATATGTAGTGTTTGTATCTGTTGGGATATCTGCATCTACTGCTAACTGAACCCACTGTCCTGCGTGTGCAAAGTATGCATGTCCAGTAGCATGAACATGAGCAAACATTCCATGCCAATCACCAGCAGCAGGAAGATCGGTAAGTTGATCATAATGGAATCTCAGTTTACTGGTCTGACCCTGCAGTTCAATTGTTGAATTATAGCTTCCAGTAATATCATTATCATTACAATCTAAATTACCGCCCAGTTGAGGTGTTAAATCTTCAACGAGATTAACAAGACCCTGCGAACCAGTACCAGCAACCCATCTATTAGTTCCCGTATCCCACTTCAAGTAAGTATTATTGGGTGTTGGATTGGGTAGATTTACATCAGCAAGATCAGTAATTGCTGCAGGAATAGTTGGTCTACCTGTTAGATCACTGTATGAACCAGAGAATAGTGTTGGTTTGTTTAGAATTTGTGCAAGACCAGAAGTAGCATTCCAATCACTCTGTACCTGAGCAGCAGGAATAGAAGGTTTATTACTGAGATCGTTGTAGTCACCAGTAGTAGCAACCGTTGCTAATGTTGGTTTGTTTAGAATCTGTTCAACACCACTGGTTGCATTCCAGTCTGCATTAACTTGTGCTGCAGGAATGGGAACGTTGTCCCAAACAAGTCCAGTTCCAGTAGACTTTAGAAATTCACCAGCAGCACCAGGAGAACCTGCTACCTGTAGTGGTTTACCTGTGGGAAAATTTAAACCTTCCTTTGCTTCTACGGGTCCATTATCGTTGTAGTTAGCAATCTGGTTTGTCAGTAACTTTGACATACTTCTAGTCTCGGGAACACTATTCTGATCTAGAAGTTATTTATGAGAGCGGGTGATCGGACTTGAACCGACGACATTCAGCTTGGAAGGCTGACGTTCTACCACTGAACTACACCCGCAGAAAAGGGGAAGGTCAACTCCCCAGGCACATGCACGCCACCAATTTTAATATTTCAGATGCTAAATTGGAAAACAACCACACGGAAGGGGATTTACCACCAACATATTTTTAACTGGAACATGTAAACCAGGCGGGAGTTATCCCATCCGCACCACTAGTTCTTATGGAAAAACTAGAAACCCGAGGGGTCGTGAAACCCATCCCGACCAGAGCGAGTTTAAAGTCATCTCGGGACTTGGACCAGCAGACGAATCTACTCAGCTCCACCAGGGCGAGTTTAAGAGTCTTCCCGAGACTTGTAATCACCAAAGGAAATTACATCGTCTGACATGCCACCAGGAATGTGTGATCCTGCAGCATCAAAACTAATGTTGTCCATTGCATCTAGATCTCCACCAGGACGGTTGAGATAATCAGATGTAAGATTGAAGTTGTATTCACTCCAGTCTTTTGCCCACTGTGTTTGATTGTCTGTGAAACGAATAGTATTAGAAACTTTCTTTCGCAGACCACTTGTTTGATTCAGAAGATCAAACAGCTCACTCAACCAATGATCATCACCCTCAGCGAGAGCATTGATGAGTGCTTGACGGACTGCCTCTTCAGCAGTCTCTAGATGATTTGTAATGCTCATACTACCTCAGTCAAATTTACGATAAGCACCCACTTCAGGGTCGGGATCTAACCACTTAGTATATTCTGGATCCTCAAGGCAGGTATCCAGTTGCATTTGATTGTCAAGGAAATACATGTCTGTATAACGCTTGGTCCACTCGTTGAACTTTTGAATACGATAGTCAGGTTTACCGTTGATCTCTAGCAAACCGCATTGAACATAGCGGTAAGGGGCACGTTCAAGAATGACAGTGGGTTTGGTCATGAAGCATCATCGTGGTCGTTGAACATATTATACCACTCTTCCTCTCCAATGTCTCCTGCCATCTGTTCCAGTTGTCCAGCTGGCACAGCAACGACTGCCTTACCGTCTGGTTGACGGATTAGAAACTCTTCTCCATTCTTTTCAATGCGATCAAGATACGCATCAAAGTTCTTTTCAAAATCTTCTACTGTAACTTCAATCATTTCCCCAGTGATGCCATTGTCTCTTCATAATCTTTCTGGAAAATATCCAGACCTTTATCAGTCAACACATGCTCATACATTTTGTCAAAGACTTTAGTAGGCATGGTTACAATGTGTGCTCCATTATAAAAAGCACGTGATACTTTGTACACGTCACGCAAAGATGCAGCAAGAACTTGAGTCTGAACATTTTGACGACAATAAATTTCTGTAATAGAACGGATGAGTTCTAGTCCAGAGACAGAGTTGTCATCGTATCTACCAATGAATGGAGACACATATGTCGCACCTGCTTTTGCTGCAAGGATTGCCTGAGCAGCACTGAAGATCAGAGTAACATTTGTACGAATTTGCATATCACTCAGTTTTTTACAAACCAAGAGACCATCAACTGTACATGGAAGTTTAACAGTACAGACTTCAGGAAACTGTTCATGGAGTTGAACAGCATCTTGGTACATTGTACCAACATCACCCACAACTTCCATACTAATATCAGTGATCCCGATGTCTGCAAATTCACGATAAACTTCCAGAGGATCCTTCCCACTCTTCCTGATTAGAGAAGGGTTGGTAGTGACACCATCAACGAGACCTGTTGCGAACCGACGAGAAACGTCTGCTACTTCTGCTGTATCAAGAAAGATTTTCATTTAATTAATGTTGGTAATGTACCAATCGGGGTGATAGGATTTGAACCTACGGCATCTCGCTCCCAAAGCGAGTGCTCTACCAAGCTGAGCTACACCCCGAAACGGAAAGGGTGGGATTTGAACCCACGGATGCTTTCACATCGTCAGTTTTCAAGACTGATGCAATCAACCACTCTGCCACCTTTCCTTATTTTTTTGCAGAAGCCATAGACTTCCTAGGAACCTTGTATTGGAACTCTTCTTTAAGATTATACACCAGTTCAAAGTTTTCTGTCAAGACATAGTAACCAGTGAGATTCTGACCATCATCCGTCCAACCATAACTGATCACTCGTTCGTTGACATCACGCAAGTCAATGGTTTTGTCAGTATTCAGATAGTGATTGAACCGTTGGTGAAGGTTGATCATCGTTCCTCAAAGTCAAGTTTGCGGACCCTACGTTTCCGTCTGTCCTCTTGGTATTGTAAGTCCTGATTGGTCAGGGCCCTGTGATTATTTACAGTGTTTTCCGTTTTGGTTAACACTACTTTACTGAGGTCAACCGCAGTAATGTTGTCCCCATGAACCGATGTCATGTTGGGGCAACCACACGTTTGAAATTTTGAGGAACTTGTGAGTTCTCTATTGCATTGCTTGCATCTTACAGTAGCCATGATCTTCTGTTTTTAGAATGGTCGATGTCGGATTCGAACCAACGACATCCACTTTGTAAGAGTGGCGCTACTACCGCTGAGCTAATCTCCCGTTTCCTCTGTCTGGGAATCGAACCCAGTTTCCATGTGTGTTGTCCACCCGTCCTTACCAATAGACTACCAGAGGAAGCGAGTGACGGGGATCGAACCCGTGACAAGAGCTTGGAAGGCTCGCATGTTACCGCTACACCACACTCGCAATTGAGACAATCATAAACTATTTTAGTTTGATTGTCAAGTGTCGATGAAAGGACTTGAACCTTCACAGATTAATCTACTGGAACCTAAACCCAGCGCGTCTACCAATTCCGCCACATCGACTAGATGGAGTAAGTGTGATATACCTCATAAGGATATAACAGTGACTTACCCTCTATCACTTTTATATATGGAGATAAACTCCAACGACTCAAGTAGGACTCGAACCTACGACCGACTGCTTAGAAGGCAGTTGCTCTATCCATCTGAGCTATTGAGTCATAAGTTGGGAACGCATAAAGCATTGCCTTATGTATATTACCAGAAGTGTTAGAGGACCTCTGAACCAACAAAACAATCATACCAGTTCAGGATTTGATTGTCAAGTGGGAAATCCAAGACTCGAACTTGGCACCTCACGATTATCAGTCGTGCGCTCTAACCAACTGAGCTAATCTCCCATATGGGTCTGGTGGGATTTGAACCCACAACTTCCAGGTTAAAAGCCCGTTACTCTACCGTTGAGTTACAGACCCTGGCGGAGGATGTTGGATTTGAACCAACGGATACACTATAGCATGTATCGGAGGATTAGCAATCCCCTGCTTTAAACCACTCAGCCAATCCTCCAAGGTGGGCAGGGAGGGATTTGAACCCCCGTAGGCAGAGCCAGCGGATTTACAGTCCGCCTCCATTAACCACTCGGACACCTACCCGTAGTATGCAAGATAATATTTGGTGATACCATCAGCACGTGCATTGCCTTGTGAAACCCAGTCATGAGCACACTCAGTGATGCTTTGCATACTATACATGGGTTCTCCATTTTTGTCAAGTTGAGAACCAAACTTGGTGAGAAGAATTTTTAGAACCTGTTGTCTTAGTTCTAACCTCTCCTCAGTGTACCTCCAATCATCATTCATGAAATTGACGCATACCTGTACCAGACATCCAACCACCAGGACCAGATTGATACTGCTCAGATCCTCCGCCCAGGTCAGGCATCGGATTCAATTGAGTAGTAGTATTGCCACCCCTGGTAGCGATATTATACATGACTTCATGGATGTTGTCAACCTCCACTGGACCATGTTGTTCGTCTTCGTGAGATAAGATCTGAAGATCTGCTTCTGCTTGAGCACGTGCTTCTCTTAGTGAGAGTTGCCTCTCACTATAAGTGGCAGGACCAAACCATTCGTCATCCTCCAGATAGTCTGGAGCAGGAACGCCAGTGAATGGTTTGATTAATTTTTTTAGTGCTCTAATAATCATGCCCAAATAAGTTTTTTAGTGTATTGATATGCATATTGTTGACGGTATCCTTTGATACCCCATCCCAACCAGTAGTAAGCAGCAACCATATATTGGTCAACTGTTTGACCATTACCTTCAAATTCAGGAAGATACTTCTGGAAAGTATATTCGTTGATCATGTATGCTGTCTGACCTTCAAGGGAAGAAGGATCATAACCATACTTCTTAGCAAACTTACCTAACCCCAGATAACGGTTCGTAGAGGTCCACTGAATGAGCCCGTAACCACCGCGAAGGCAACGATTGTAAGGAACTCTAGCACCTCCCTCACAAATATTGGGAGTGAAGTTGCTTTCAGACTTAATGTTTCCCATGATCGTAGCAAGTGCATTGCGATCTGAGATCTTGGTTTTTTCTTGGAGTTTTTCCAGGACGTATTTTTCATTGTAATTACATCCAGGACACTTCCATTCTTTTTTCACTACCTCAATGGGCACTGCCTTCTCTACGTTGACCGCTACATCAACAGAAGGAGGATTCTTGATCTCGCTGATGCTAGGGTAAGCACAAGCAGCGGGAATAGAAGTCGCCAAAGCGATAGGAAGTAAACGTTTGATCATTAAACTAATTGAATTCGGCATCCGTCTCAAGGGTTAGATCCTTCACACGGCTCAAAGTAATCCTTTCGGTAGTAGCGACCTAGGATGTTGCTATTATAGAAGGCGGGGGTGCCATCCGTCAAGCGTTCTGTCAGGACATCATGTAGGAAGAGTTGGCGTGTCTCTTCGTAGTTGACCCTCCCAGGGGTCTTGTGGAGTGAGAGGATCTCTCTAGTAAAAGCGTCCCGTCCATGCTTTGCAACATCCGCCTTAAGTTCATCAGAACTTCCGAAGTAGTTCTTCCAGTTGCTCTCAGACGTAACTTTTCTCCGTTTGGTAGTTCCACCAGTATTTCTAGGCTTTCGTTTTTGCCAGAAATATTTTCTTCCGATGTAAGAACGTCCCGTGGTGCTACAGGTAATCTTGTAAACAAAACCATAGTTGTCCCCAATAAGGCTCCCGTCAAAAGGGGTGCCCATATAGTACCAGGGACTCTGATATTCTTTACTCTTTGCCACATACTCATGATATAACCTCTATTATTTATTAGTCCCACGGGTCAGGTATTTGTATTTTAGTGCTTGGAGGTGCCACGCTTGTGCCAGACTCTTCGGTCCCTCTCTCAACAACTGGATTTCTAATTCTGAGAGTGGGAAGGTCGGACACGCTAGAAGGTCCCTCTTCCACTGTTGGTTTAGTGCTGTGCTCATTGTCCCATAGTTCATGTATTTTTTCAACCTCAGCATCAACACCAGTCATAGTTTGTATGACTTTTCCTTCCCAGTACCACACCTCAATGTAGGAGAAAAGATGCATGAGTATTTTATTAAAGGGTGGTTTTTGTTTTTTAATCCACCCCTTAATCTTTTGGATCTTGGTTCTTTCTCCTCCCCAGTGGTGCTCAAACTTATAGTTGAAATCCTGCGAAGGTATCTTTTTTGACATCTTGTTTGATGCTCCCAATTAGATATGATTCAACCTCTGTCTCCTGTGGAGCAACTTGCATACCCTTAGAGGATAACCAGTGCTCCGTCCAAGGCAGAGGGTTGTTGCTGACAGGAGTGTCAAAGATTGCCTTCAGTCCGATAGACTTCAGACGACGATTAGCAGTCCATTCAACATACTTAGCAAGCAACTTATCGTTCAAACCGATGATAGAACCATCCTTGAACAGATACTCTGCCCACAACTTCTCCTCTTCTACACACTGACGGAACATGTCATAGACATTTTCCTCTTCTTCCTTGGCAATCTGAACCATCTCTGGATCATCACCATCACGCCACTTGTTCATGATGTTTTGAGTGATTGTCATGTGTTGTGATTCGTCTCTTGCGATGAGTCCGATGATCTTAGCACTTCCTTCCAGGAGTTTAAGTTCGCCAAAGGCGAAAGAACATGCAAACGAGACGTAAAATCTAATCCCTTCAAGAATGTAGACATTAGCAACCGCTCTGTAGAGTTTTCTTTTAAGGTCATTGAGTTCCCACTGTGCAGAATCAACTTGTTCTAAAGCTTGTTCCCAACGTTTACCAGCACCCCACTCCTGTGCTGCTTGTAGGAACTCATCATAAGCATGAGTAACAGACTTTGCCCGTGAGAGGATCTTCTCGTCGTCTAGGATCTTGTCAAAGACATCAGAGGGGTCAGCATACACATTCTTGATGATGTGGGTGTAGGAGCGACTGTGGACCATCTCCATGGTCTGCCAGATATTCATGGCACCTTCAAGCTCAGGTAGTGAGCAGTATGGCATAAAAGCCATCCCAGGACCACGCCCTTGTACAGAGTCAAGGAGAATCTGGTATTTAAGATTACTAGTGAAAATGTGTTTCTGGGCATCATTTAGAACTTGATAGTCAGCACGATCTTTCTGAAGGGATACCTCTTCAGGTCTCCAGAAGTATCCAAGTTGTTGCTGCGTCAGTTTATCAAACACAGGATACTTGAACTTATCGTAACGCTGGACCCCAAGAGGGGGTCCAAAGAACATCTTCTGTTTCGTACTGTCCAACTGAGTAGTGTTGAACACTGTCATTCCTTCTACTTTGCTACGCATCGGTTCGCTAGTTCTAAATTTTGCAGCTGTCACAATCTTCCTCCTCGGTATCTAAAATTTGTGATAGTAAATCTTGGATTGATTCTTTTTTCTCCTCGGTTAATTGTGGTTCGTCACTCTTGATATCATATGTGTTCTGATAATAAGAAGTCTTCCAACCATACTTGTAGGTCTTCAGAAGATCGCCTGCCATGACAGAAACTGGAACTTCATTGTCAGCATAGTTCTCTGGATTATAACTCCAGTTGCCAGAGATTGCCTGGTCAAAGAACTTTTGCATGACAGAAAGAATTTTAATGTATCCATCATTGTCTTTCATGTCCCAGAGAAGAGTGTAGTTGCTCTTGAGACTACCATACTGAGGAACGATCTGCTTGAGCGGACCTTTCTTTGACTTTTTAGTGGACAGGTATCCTCTAGGTGGTTCAACTCCATTGGTTGCATTTGACACAACGGAACTGCTCTCTGATGGCATTTGTGCGGACAGTGTTGAGTGCCTGAGACCGTGTTCTTTGATAGATAAGCGTAAAGAATCCCAATCATAGTTCAAAGTCGGGTCACAGATTTCGTCAATGTCCTTCTTATAGGTATCAATTGGAAGAATTCCATCTGCATATTTTGTACGAGGGAATGCTTCACATGCACCTTTTTCTTGTGCCAGTGTGTTACTAGACTTGAGAAGATAATATTGGAATGCTTCAGTCAAATCATGAACAAGTTTCCATGCCTTTGGATCTTCGTACTTAACACCATGCTTAGCAAGGTAATGTGCAAGACCGATGTATCCAATTCCCAGTGAGCGACGTGCAAGAGTAGACTTTTCTGCTGCACTTACAGGGTAGTTTTGATAATCAATCAGTTCTTCAAGACCACGGACTGCTAGGTCACATAGGTTTTCTAGTTCATCAAGTTTAGATACCTTTCCGACGTTGATAGCAGAGAGAATACACAATGCAATCTCACCACCACCATCAATATGCTGAATAGGATCTGTAGGCAGGGTGATCTCCTGACACAGGTTAGACATATTCACCTTGTCTTTGAACGAGGAGTGACTATTGCAGTGGTCAATGTTCATGATGTAAACACGACCAGTCTCTGCTCTCTCTTTTAGGAGGTCCAGAATGAGTTCTTGAGCTCGGACAGTCTTTCTTGAAATAGACTCATCTCGTTCATAACCCACATACATGTCATCAAATCCAGGAGTACCAAAAGCATCGTACAAACCAGGAACGTCGTGAGGAGAGAAGAGGGAGATCTCTGCGTCTGCGATGAATCGTTCATAGAACAGTTTGCTGATTTGGATTGAGTAGTCTAGTTTACGAACACGATTGTCCTCTGTACCTTTGTTGTTTTTAAGGACAATGATATCCTCTATTTCTTGGTGCCAGATAGGAAAGTGAACTGTAGCAGAACCACCTCTGATGCCGTTTTGTGTACAGCATCGTACAGTTGATTCAAACTTTTTAAGGAAGGGGACAACGCCTGTGTGTTGTACCTCTCCACCTCTGATTTTAGCGTTGATACCACGGATTCTACCAGCGTTGATGCCGATACCAGCCCTTTGTGAGACGTAGTAACCAATAGCCATATCACTGCTAAAGATACTATTGAGGGTGTCATCAACATCAACGAGAACACAAGATGCAAATTGACGAAGGGGTGTTCTGACCCCTGCCATGATTGGTGTTGGGATGTTGATTTTGTGCTTTGAGATTGCATTATAGTAGCGGCGAATATACTCTAACCTGTTATCAGTATAGTTCTGGAACAAAGTCACAGCAATCATCATGTACATAAACTGTGGCGTTTCGTAAAGTTCCCCAGTGCTTCTATCCTGCACGAGGTACTTATCAACGACCTGACGTAGACCTGCATAAGTGAATAGCATGTCACGACTATGATCAATATACGAATTGATTTTATCCCAGTCCTCTGCAGAATATTTACCCAAGACTTCACCATCATACAGACCTTCGTTAACGCACTTGTTACAATGATCCAGAATAGATGGATGACCATTCACCCATTCAGATCCGAATACTTGCTTGCGAAGACCGAACAGCAGCAGGCGAGCAGCAACGAACTGATAGTTTGGACTGTCTAGACTGATGAGATCACTCGCAGACCTCACTAGGATCTCTTGAATGTCCTTCGTCTCAATGCCGTCAAAGAACTGGAGACCCGAGTTCATTTCCACCTGAGAGGCACTCACGCCGCTCCCTAACCCCTCGCAAGCCTCGTCAACCATCTTGTGGATCTTATCAAGGTTGAGGGACTCCACAGACCCGTTACGCTTGCGAACTTTGATACCGTGACCGTTTGTCATACTTTCTTCCAATCGTTAAATTTAAGAGTTGCTTCTAATCCACAATAGACATTAGAGTCTACCACATTTTGAACATCGCGTCCAGCGAGAACCATATCATTGATATCTTTCTCCTGAATATTTTTTGGCCAAATAACTACCTTATCTCCTCGGTCAATGACTTTGGAGATTCTGTTGACGATCTCTCGGTTACGTGGTTCATTATCAAAAATCCAAATATAATTGCTCCAACCAAACGTCCTAACATCAACGTCGGACCCAGCCATAGCAACAGAGTTTTCAAGGAAGGTCGCGTCAAATGGTCCCTCTACAATGTAAATTGGTTTGTTTTCTTTTACCTTATCCAGTCCGAATATCTTGGGTTGTTCCTCGTCCAGCATGATCGTGATGTATCTGAGTTTTGCCTTAGGGGCTAGCGATCTGCCTTGGTATCCAAATAGGTTGCCTTCTTTGTCTCGGAATGGGATAATAATGCGAGCACTATCTTGTTTGAGATTGTCAAACATCTTCTTTTGTTCATTTGTCCAAGCCTTAAACTTAGGACAATAGTAGAAGTAATCTAGATCTTTGATGCCTCGGTTCTCAAGATATTCTC